AGGTTTGTTCGTCGGCTGTGCGGCGGAATAGAAGTTGGGGCGGACAAGCAGGTTCCCGATCGTCAGCGCACTGGGCCGGAAGTTCTCAGCGCTCACGGTGTTTCCTGAGTGCCACAGGATGCCGTGACTCGTAATGTCGTCGAGTACCCAATTCCCACCAGAAACGTGATACATTCGATCACCAGCCACTCCAACGACAGCATTGGCGATCAGAACATCATCAAACGATGAGGTGTATGACGGGAGATAAATGCCATAAGCTGTTTCGCGGAACGCCGTGTCGATAATCGTAAGAGCATCGTTCGGTGCATCCCAATCCTTAGCCCATGTCGAAGACTGCCGAAATCTCCCCACCCACAAATCAGAATTGATTGCAACGCTACGATTCGCAATGCCAGCAAACCGCAAATTGAACACGCTGAAGTTATTGATCCAGCCACCGAGCGCACTGACACCAACAGCTAGTCCTACATGCCCTCCCCAAACATGAACATTCTCAATCGTGACATATCCAGGCCCAAGCATGCGGATCGCGGCAGGTCCTGCCCGCGTTGGATCAGGTTGCGTCGAGAACGATTCAGTGACGATTGGAGACCAGCAAACCTGCATCCCTGCTGTAAGCAATCCACCATTTCCGCTTGCGGTAGCAAATCGGTCCGATCCGTCTTCCAACGTTATTTCTCCAGTGACACCGTTGACATTCGAGACGATTCCGCTTCCTAGATAATTGCCCTCAGATCCATAAAAAAAGCACGGACCGTAATATGGCCACGTTGCTGGACTGGAAGGCGTACCAGGAATATCGCCAACTGCGACAGAGAACACCTTGCGAGACAGGGAATCTGCGACCAGAATCAGACTCAATCATCAACTGCATGTCAGAAGGTCATTAGTCGATCCGCGATTCAGACGCAAAACCGTGCCATGCCAAGTTGATCCGCCAGTGAAATCCAACCATGACGAACCTCGCATTGGCGTCGCTTCGTTGGTGATGTTGCCGTCGGTAAAGATCATACCAGCAGGCAACACAATCTCAGGACGACCATTGAAGATCGAATCGGTGAAGGCCAGCGCTGTTCTTAATCCGTCTGTGTTCCTTGTGACCTCTCCGATGCTGTTCGTCCCGCTGAACACACCAAACCATCTGGCGTCGATCCTTCCACCATTAAAGCAGTCATCGAAAATCCATCGGCCTGTGCCTTCGGAAGTGGCAAACACGCATCCAAGATTGGTTGATGCCACAGAAGTTGCGTCGCGCCTAGCAAACCGTTGTTCCCCCCAATCGCCAGGAGATGAGTAGCCAAGCACAGCAACAGGGATCTCACCGCTACCAGGCAGGCTTGCAAGGCTCAAAGCACTAAGCTCAGCAAGATTGGTTGCCGTCAGAATTACAAGGTCGTCAGTACCTGTGATCTCCAGCTTGACCCTAGCCTCCGCAGAGTTTGTCGATGTCAGCAGATTGCGCGTGTACGTCGTCGTTTGGATCTGACGCCGGAAATCGGAATCCTGTGCGATAGCCAGCAGTGGCAGGAGAAAAGCAATGGCAATGAAGGTTCTCATAGTTCGGAAGCGATCAAGATCCAGCGAGAAGCGTTTGAGTCGTAAATGAGGATGACGGATCCGTTGCCGGTCGTCGCAACGTCCGCTCCAGTCATAGTGATGATGCGATTGCCTGCGGTTGCCTCGGAGCCGGATTGGTGCGCAATCGTCATATTTTGCCCCGTGGCGTTGTAGAGAATCAGCATGCGGCCGTCGGCGCCTCCTGCTACCCCGTGAATCGTGAAGGCTCCGGTAGGGCCGGCGTCGATCCGGTTGAACGTGTTCGTTAGGACCACGCCTGAGTTGGCGCCGTTGACCAACGTGGTGTGCAGATTCTCCGGAAGACGGAGCCCGGTGGCAGAGGCCGTGCCGTTCAGCGTCGTATTGCTGAGGGTTCCGCTGTTGATCGTAGGGCTCGTCAACGTAGGGCTTGAGATCGTGCCACCGCTGAGCGTCCCGAGCGTTCCGTGGTAGGTCGCGTTGGTGATCGAGCCAGCCTCGATCATCCCAGCCACCTTGACCAACTGCGCTGCACCTCCGAGGACGATCTGATTGCTCGCCGTGCTGGTGGCCTGATAGCCGATCGCCACCGCATTCTGGTGCGTCGCCGATGCCTGCTGGCCAATGGCCATCGAGTTGACGCCGGTCGCCACCGAGGATGACCCAACTGCGATTCCGTCGTTGGAAGCCTCCGAGGCTGCGCCGATGGCCATTGCATCGGTTCCTGAGGCCAGGGCAGCGGTCCCCACGGCAGTCGAGTCCGAGGACGACGCCTGCGCCCCGTTGCCGACAGCCAGGGAGTTCGTCCCGGTCGCACTCGCCGCGCTACCGATGGCTGCGGAGTCCTCCCCGGTTGCAGTTGCCGCGTTGCCGATGGCCGTTGCCCCATCCTTGGTCAGCGCGGTGGCGGCGTTGCCGATCGCGATGGAGAACGAAGACCCAGCCAGCGCGCTTGCGCCAACCGCGAGAGACTGCGTGTTCGTGGCCTGCGCGCCCGTCCCAAACTGTTCGGAGTCTGTTCCGGAGCCTTCCGATGACACCGCGCTCCCACGATTGACGAGCCCGGTCGTCGTGATGCTGGAGAAAGTCTTCGCTCCCGTGACGGTCTGCACCGTCTCAAGGTTCATGTACCGGCTCAGAAGCGTTGAGTTCGTCCCGAATGCCGTCGGAGAGTAGGACTCGAGGTCCTGAGCCAGTTGCGAGGCAATGTTGGTTCTTTGCGCCTGCGGGAACACTCCGAGCGGCACGGCAACGACGGTCGTGTTCGTTACGGTGTTTGTCGTGTAGGTGATCGCCGCCCAGTTCGTCGACATCGAGGCGAGCAGGCTTGCCCCAGGCAGACCAATCAACTGGACCTGATTGGTCGAGAACAGCAGAACAGTGAGCCCAGAGAACGGATTCGCCCCGATGTGGAGCCACAGGTTCGTGTTGGCCTGGAGCGTATTGGTCCCAAGAAGGATCTGCGTTGACGTGCCGTTGGTGGCCCACGTCCGCGTGTTCCCGTTGACGGTCAGCACCTCGCCAGCCACTGGGAGGTTGGTAACCGTGACGGTGGCCGTGATTCGCGACGCGCCGGCCGCCGGAAGGCAGAAGGCGAGTAGCAACGCTGTCAGGATTCGCTTCATGCTGGTACTGCCTGGAGTGTGCCGTTGTTGTCGCAGTAAAGTTGAATGGTCTTCGTGCCGTCAGGACTCTTCAAAAAGATCGACTCACCGGCTCCGCCGACCTTCCGGACGTATGTTGCCGCGGCCTCAGCTGATCCGAGCGCAGTGTCTCCCGGAAAAGCCACAGTGCTGCCGGCCGTCACAAGGTTTGCCCTGACCGTAACTGCCGCACCATACACCGTCTCGTAGTACCCGGTAGCGGTGTCGCGAAGCTCGATTTCAAACCATGCAGACTTTGAGGATTCGGACCCGAGAAACGTGGTCAACTCAGCAGTGTTCAGCCCGAGCGTGCCCGTGAATTTGAGCCCGTCAGAGCTTGTCGTCCACGAAGTCTGAAGCGCAAACGGTGTCACCGAACCGTTCCCGAGAGGAGTCTGGCCAACACCGACCTTTAGCGAGTAGCCAGCGATCGAGACCAATGACACTTTGCCGATTCCGGCCGACGGGTTGTCCTCAACCAGCGAAACCTCCAGGCTGATCGTGTCTCCCTGCACAAGCGCAGGCAGACTGAACACCTCGGGCCGCTCCACCGAACGCACAAGAGAGCCGGTTGCCCGATGGACAAATAGCTTGAGGAGTCCCATCGCGCCCCAACGCTAGAAGTCAGCCACCCTTTCGCAAGCTAGGCACGGAACGCGCCATGCCTCCGAACCAACTGCACATAGACCATCGAAGACGGCCCCCAATCTGCGGAGTTCTCAAGTCCAGCAAGCCCGTATGTCGTCTTGATGCTACCGGGCGTCAGGAACGTGTAGGTGCCACCCTGCAATGCCGTATTCAGCGTGATCTTCCCAAAGGCCACTGGAGGTTTCTCGACTGCCACGATCTCCTCACTTGAGTAGCGCAACTGCGGCTCCGGGTGGAAAAGAAGGAAGGTCTCGTCTCGAATCTGCCACCGACTTGACGGAGACGGATGGTAGAAATCGCGCTCGATCACAAGCCCTCTGGACTCCTCACCGAACGGCATGCTTCCGCCGCCTGGGATCATCTGAGAGTCAATAAGGTCTTGCGTTGCCCGTCCTGGCCTCCTGTCGGTCGAAAGTCCAAAGTGTGTCGAGTATTCCCAGCGTGACACGCCATAGACGTTGTGCGTCAGGTCCGTCAGGAAGTCAAAGGACTCTCCTGAATGCCACACCGCCGGCCGCGGCACCTCTGGATGCCCATCCATGTCCAACCGTTGGGGCTTCGATAGTCGAACGGCGTGGTAGTAAATCCCGAAATCCTCCGCCAAGTCTGCGAGTTGATCGAATGTCAGGTATCGGATCTGCGGCACGTCATTGGACGCCGGCAGTCCAATCAATGGCAGCGCGTAGTAAAGCCACGTCAGATCCTCCTCTACGTCCGGCACCGCGAGCGACGCTAGGTTCTGGAGAGTCGCAATGTCAGCATACTCTCGCGGAGTAACCAGAAGCTCTGCGGCCCGATCCAATGCGGTCTGGTAATTCTCAAGCGTTGCCGCCGACATCGGAGGCCGGAATCCTGACGTTGTGGATACCTCGACGCCACCGAACGGCGCACCCCAATACTTCACATCCGTAAACTGAAACGGATAGATGTGCGTCATCGCGTTCAGCCGCGCCGCAAGGATGTTGTAGTGCTCCCTGGCACCACGAAAAAACCAACACCGCTTCCGATCCTCCGATGTCGTGGCTCCTGCGATGATGTCGCTACGATTGGCGGCCCACGACTCCGCGGTTGCAGCAGATTGGAACGCACGAAAGAACTTGTTGCCCTCCAGCCACACCGGGGCAGTCCTCATCGGCGTTTGATCGCCAACGCTGCAATGGTATTGCAGGCCAATCTCGTCACCAGATGGAGGATCCCACTCGAACGATTGCCCGCGCTGGCGATCTCCTGGCCGCACAAACGGGTGCTCGTAGGGGTTGTTGCCTCCCTTTGCGATGCACGACAGAAGCTCTCCACGCGCGGAGTTGCAGAAGGTATTCGTCGCTTCAACCAAGACCTGCGATTGGTGCAGCGTGTATGTCGTCGCTCCTGCGCTCCACGCGGCCGGCGAAATCAAGTTGTCCGTCAGGAACGGAATCGACATCTGCATCGTGCGCGTCCAGTAGGCGCCGAGCTCCGTGCCGTCGAACCAAACGCTGGCTCCGTTCAGCGAATCGAACTCATTGCCTTCGAGGCCCGTCACGTCGCTGATATGCGTATTGAATGGGTGCGCTTGGAGGATCAGAGATTCGGTGCCAATCCTGGCAGATGGCACAGTAACCGACACATCGTAAAGCGTCTCGCCGATGGCATAGCGCCTCGTGACCTGTGCGTCAGTTTTGGTGAACAGGTCCGAGTTGATGCCGATTGTCGGAATAGGAACGGACACATTCGCACCTTCAAGTTGCGTAAGCGCCAGCGGCAGTGCGTTTGTTGTCCTCGGCAGTACGTCATGCGGAACGGCAAGCGCCGACCTAATCACGATGCCAGTCTCTGATGTTTCAACTGTCAGATCCTCGCCAACAAGAGTGTCTCCGATCCACGATAGCGTCGATTCCTTGCGCTGCCACTCTCCATTAATCAATGCCAGGTTGATGTAGTTGCCTCCGTGAATCACATACCTTGCCAAGCAGTCATTGGATGCGTTGCGCCCGAGAGTTCCGGCGTACAGCGCGCGCGCGTCATAGTGCGTCCTGGGATCGAATGACCATCCCGGCCCCTGAGACACGGCGTAGTCGTAGGTATCAAGCCATCGGTGGAGCAGAGGCAGCGATGCGATTGAGGACGCACCAAGCGATCCCCAAACTCCTGCATGCACGTTATGCGTCGCATTGAAGATTGGAGCATCTCCAGCTCTGAACGCCCACAGGTATTGGAAAGTAGTGTCTATTCCGACTCGGAGTCCGTCCGAGTAAAGCCCGTACTGACGGACGGCCTTGCATCCGAGCGCCTCGATCTTCACCGATGTTCCGTGCCCTTGGAACAGAATGGTCAGAGGCTTGCGGTCGAGGTTGTGGAACCTGAGACATCCGAACTTCGACCATTCGCTTGGCCAAACAAAGACTGCTCCGTCGTAACCCTCAAACACGATGTCAGCCACGGCTTGGTCGTGCATCCGTTCGCGTGGACGCATGAGCCCGTCGGGATCGTAGGAGTCTCCAGACTCAAGCCAGCATCGAACGCCTCCAACCGTCCTGCGTATCGGCTCCAGGCTCCAATCGAATGCCCAAGACTGATTGAGCCTCGCGACATTCTCGAAAGCGATGATTCCGAACATGTCGCCAATCGGTTGCACCTGCTCGCTGACGAGCGGCACCAGTCGACACCATTTGTCATCAGTGCTGCTGTCTTGAATCGTCGCGCTATCTGCGAGCGCCTGGAATTTGGCGTGATCGTAAACCAGAGAGTTGCCGGCCAAGATCTTTCGCTTGGTGGGATCTCCGAAGAAATACTGAACGCCGAACAGAAACCCGAGTTCCTGCTGTTGAAGGAATGCGTATGGAACGAACGCGAGCGGAGACTTACCAGAGAATAGAACCTTCAATGCCTCGTCCAAGTCTTGGACAAGAGCATTCATGTCTGAAGCCTGAATCGGCTTCGATCCGATGTAACTCAGAGCCAATAGAAGCCTCCTCCTGCGCTACGAGTGCCGGCTGGGTTTGCCTTCCTAGTCGTTCCTCGTGGTGTGATGTTCGTCAGGACGTTGACGCTTCTGACAGGAGAGATGGCGCGAACGTAGCGCAGCAACTGGTTTGACCAAGCTGCCTGCGGTGACGATCCGGCCAGCCTCGTTGGGATCCTAAGGAACATAGACTGGGTAGAGAACGTTCGCCCACTGCGCTTGAATCCAATCCTGCGTGATCTCGATCTTGTTGTTGGCGCGACCAGTGATTGACGGCAATCGCTTTAACCAAGACCAGATGTAACCGTCTCGCGCTGTCGGCGCCGCAAGACCAGTCATTGCAGAGTAGATGCCAGCGTACAAAGTCGACTCAGCCGCAGCAATTTGGGAAGATGTCCATAGGTTGTTGATGCCTGCCATCACAACGTTGAGCTGGGATTGATTGTCCACCACCTGAGTCTTCCGGAGGACCCATGAATCTGACAGGAAGCTGTCTGCGTGCGTTGCAACTCGAAGCAATGCCTCTGCCGCAACCGTGTCTGTGAATATCGGCCAGACATCCAAGTTGCCGTCCTTCAAGTCTGCCAATGCTCCAAGCAACTTGTTCTGGTCGCTGTCTGACAATGACTGGAACACAGCGGAATCTGTGATTGGCTTCTGATCGTCCGACGACAACAGCTCCCAGACCACGGTCTCGCCATCTTCTCCGGTCGGAGGATTATTGCCGCTATCGTCCTGTCCTCCATACGTCGCCTCGATCTCAGACCATGGCTTGCTCGATGTCTCGCGCAAGATTACGCGTGAAGCCCTGGCAACGATGCCAGGATACAACGCACGAATCGACGCCTTCGGTCCACGAATTCTTTGCGTGTTGGTGTGACCGCTTTCCTTTGACCACTCAAACGTGATCTCTTCCAGCAAGGGCCTAGTGTGGTTTCTCTGAATTGCCATCAGTCTGGATAGATTGAGTTTATCGGCCTTCCGCTGTTGGGCAGGGTTCCAGTAATAAGAATTCTCTTAATCTCGATCAACTGTTGAAGGCTCTGCTGCTGAACGCGCATTATACCGTTTGGATCGTAGGCGAATGCGCCTAGCTTCTGTAAATTGGAGAACGATCGTTGAAATCTATCAATGTGCGTCTCTTTTGGTTGTGCGATTTCCTTGCCGTCAAAATCGTTCTGAAGTTCAATCAGCTTTTCCTTACTCAATCCAAATGCACCGAGCAAAAAATTCATTGGATCCCCTATACCTCTGCGCCTTGTCTTTTGTTTCGATGACAGCTTTCCTTGCGCCTCTGCTGCATCCATTGCCCCAAGATCACCATACTCAGCAATTGTGTATAGGTCGTGAAAGTTCTCAGACATAAACGCTAGATTGCCAAGACCCGGAGTTCTTCCAATACCAGCAATAATTCCCCTGAACAGCTCAGTCATTTGCAGATCCCAGCTAACCTTAAACTGCTTCTTCCAGTCTTGGTATCCGGACGCAAATCCCATTTGCTCCCTTACCTGAGGGATTTTATTTATGTCGTCTATCGACTTCTTTCCCTCTCTTATCTTATCGACCATCTCAGCCATGCTTAAAGCGGCCCTGTCCATTGCCCTGACAAAACCATTGATGGCCGCAACAGAGAACAATGCAGTGAACCTATTCCCAAGATTCCTACCTGCTTTGTTTGCAAGGTTTTCGATGGATTTTTCAAGCTGCCTGATAGCAACCTGAGCCTTTGCGCCGTCGGCAGTGAACTCAGTTTTGACTTCCGCAACTCGCGGCATGGTTGGCCCTTTCTACCATTGCGGCGACGTGCGCCTGTTCTTCCTGGGTCGAGATCCGAAGATTGCCGGCCTGCTCCTCAAGCGTAAGGTAGTCCCACCAGTTGAGCGCAAGCGGTCGATTCATCACCTGGGATTCGGTGAGATGCAGCCCAGCCATGAGCCGGACTCTCATGCGCTGCTCCCATGGCGTCCAGCACTGCGCGCCTCCTTCCTCCTCCATCATGTAGCCTGGTATGTCTGAGCCTTCCGCGAGGTACTTCGTAAAGAACGTTGCCGCCTCGATGATGTCGGTCTTGCGGTTCAGCCGCGCAAGGCGCTTGATCTCGCGCTCAACAAAAGCAGGCTCAAGAATGAACTCTTGGCCATCCTCCCAAGTCATCGAGCAGATGGCGACAGCCAAGAACAACGATGCTCCGGTGATCTTCGACGCATCATCGCCAATCAATGGCGAGTTGATCTTGTTGAGGATCGTCAGGTGGCCAAGACAATACGGTCTAAGCGGAACTTTGAGGATGACCCATCGTTCCGGAATCAGCGCACGCAAAAGCTGGGTGTCGTGTGGCATCCACTAGACCGTGATCTCGTTGGCAGCCATGTTGACACCGTGCGTCTCGTAGCAGTGCGCCTCGACCGTAATGACGACATGGCCGTCTGTGCGCTTCTGCTTCCTCGACCTGTCGATGATCCACCCACGAGCAAGCTCAGGATCGTTTGCCGAGACAATCGTGATCGACTTCCCAGGCTTCAGCTTCTGGCCTGCTGATGCGTCCAAGTGCTGCGCTGAGTTGGCGGCATTGGCCGTGGCGCCGGCCGGGTAGAAGTCGAAAGAGATTCGGCGAACGTGGTTGTGATAGACCTCGACCTCGGTCTCTCCTTCCACCATTGCCGAGTCACGGTCGGCCTCGTAATCGAGATTGGCGGCAGTAGGACGCAAAGCTCCTGTGCCGACTGTGATATTGTCGATCTGGACCGCGAAAGGAACGGCGACGTTGCGAGCTATTGCCATACGCAGTTCCCGGTTTAGGGACTGCGCCCGCTTTCGCAACGGGGGTCAGTTCGTGCGGAATCCAGCTTTCCTCGCTGACTCACGAAGCCGATCAACAGCAAACCGCGTCATGTCTTTGATGACGTGCCGAACCGCCTCTTGCATTGGCTCTCCAGCTATCTTCGCAGCGCCCTCGGCTGAGTTGGCGATGACGGCCTTCGGCTTCAGAGTGAAGCCAATGGCCTTGATCCCATAGCCTTTGTCTTGGCCCTTTTGGCGAGCCATGACGACAGGAGCACCCTTGCTATCGCTGACGGCACGCTTCAGTAGCTTGATCGCTGGCAACCATCCGGCCCGAATGAATGACACTGACGCCCGTCGCGCAGCGATCATGCGCTTTGCCGCGGATTCGAGCGCCTTGCCCCATATCATCTCCTCGCCAGCGTTCCTGCGTCGAGCATTGATGATGCGTGCTGCAAACGAATTGGTGAAATCTCCGGCCCATTTCGTGACGGTCCTGGGTTTCTTGCGCCTGACGTAGTTGCCGCTCTTGTCGATCTTCGCGATCTCGGACATGCGCACCTGGCCCATGACATGCGAGATTCTGCCTGCGTCGGCCTGAGGCGTCTTGTTCGCTGACCACATTGCCGCGTTCCTTGCAGCGCGATTCAGGATGTAAGGATAGTCCTTGTCCTTCCTCGCCGCCGCGTAGAGCCGCAGAGCACGACGGAACGACGACGCGTTGACGCGGGCCGTTATCACAGGTCCGAAGGAGACACGATCAGCGTCAAATCCGTGCCGCCCATGTAGTGGTTTCCTTCGCTCTGGCTGATCATGCCAGACGACATGACATGCAGGCAGTGGAAGTCAGCAACCGCGGTCGAGAGATCCGCCGCCAGCGTATCGGTGATGAGCTTGTCCCTTACCTTGGCGAGTCGCTCCGCGTGCGCAGCCCCAGGTTCATCGTGCTTGTGCGACCAGACCTCAACTCGGACGCTGATGCTGTAAATCCCTGTCGATTCGCCCTCCATGTATTGCTCGGCTGAATCAGCAATGCAGATGATGTACGGAACCCGCAACCCTGGCTCGCCTTCCTCGGTCTCGTCGGCATTGTCCTGGCCGACGTAAATCGGCACCCCATCAAGGTTCAGAGTGTCCAGCAGCGCCTTCACGGCGTCTTCCGTCTTCCGTTCGATGCTGTGATATGGTGCGCTCATCGTTTATCAGGCTCCTCAAGCGTGAAGATGATGCCGTAACCCATCACAAGTTCGACCTTCGCAATCCTCCAACCGAGATCAACGATGCGAAGGATGTCGCCCTCGGATGGAGCGCCATCAGTGAACGATGACCTGAGGCAGTAGAGCTGCGCAGTCTGGCCGGAAATGAATCCTCCAGTGACGGGTTGCATCTCATAGCCCCGCGTGTCCACCAACCTGCCAGTGTACGTGTCGCCGTCCCAGGTAAACGTGGTCGGGTACTGGTCTATGAGCGCCTGCCATTCAATGGCGCGGCGTGTTTCGCTGATCGCCTGCACGGGTCCACGCTAGGCCGTGGCCTTGGTTTCGCACCCGTTGTCGATCGGGTATGTGATGAGTCCGATGTGACCCAACTTGACCTTTGTGTGCGCAAAGACAGGAATCCCAAGGTCCTCGCAACGCTGGCAGAAATACCAGTCCTCCGACAGATACCTCCGCTTGTAAACTCCGACGGACCAGAAATCGTGAAGCGTTCGCAAAGCTCCGAAGTTGGTGGCGTTGATCCCTTCGTTGCTGTCGGTGTGGTACTCGATCTCCGGATATGCAGCCGCCATCCGATACAAGACCGACCTCGCCACAGCAAGGAAGCCGGTGCCAACGTACTTTACACGCAACACACCGTCGGCGTTCGGCTGCTGGTCTGGCATCTCGTTGATGCACCACGCAAGAGACCTTTGCTTGAGCGGATACAGTCCACCAATGACCTCAGCCCCTTTTTGCAGTTCCTCGGTGATGAACCGGATGTGATCCGGCGTAAAAACGAGGTCCGAATCCAGAAACATCATGTGCGTGCATGCTCCGTCGAGGAATCGCGCCGTGAGGACGTTCCGGACCCGCGAAACGAGGCTGTCCGACGCGTAGGTAACACTGTGCAGCAGCCCTTCACGCTCAGCTTGGGCACGCGACACCTCGAAGTCCCGAAAGACCTGGCCGCCGTAGTTCGGGATCAGCGCGTGAAGGCTAACTTCTCGCATAGGCTTTGATGATTCCGACATTGACTCCTTTCACTAGATCCAAAATCACGTTCGGGATTTCCTGAATCCTGTAGCCAAGACCGGCAATGAAGCGTTTGAGCCGCTTTCGATCCTCTCCGGAGTGCCATTCGAGCACGATCGCGCGCGGTCTCCACCTTCCGCGGCGAATATAGGTCTCCAGAATCTCGACCTCGCACCCTTCGGTGTCGATTTTCACGAATTCCGCGTCCGGCAACGACCCAGGACTAACCGTTGGGACCAATTCGACGGGCTCTCCCTGGTGTCCGATCTGGTGGATCGAGTTTTCGGCGCTGCAATTCACGCCATACCTCAATTTCGGCGCCTTGATGTCGGTGACGGCCGCGTGATGGACACGAACGCCTTCGATCTGCGCGACCATCGAGACGCACTCGTCGTAAGTAGCCTTGCACGGCTCGTAAGCATGAACCCGACAATCGGGCCATCGCATTTTTGCCCACAGAACAAAGGCGCCGACATTCGCCCCGATGTCCAAAACGAGACCGTTCCCGATGTCCAGCTCGGGAATGTCATAGCACCCCGTCAGGACCTCGTGATGGATTCCGAGTCCAGGGATGACGTTGACGCTTTTCGGAGAGCTTTCGGTAGTAGTCGGAGTCTCCGCGTCGTTTGCTTTGGCCTCTACCTGACTTTCCGCCTTTGCGGCCGGCGCAGCAGGAGAAATGTTCGTCGTCGACCTCGAATCCGCACTTGGGGCACGCAAGGGCTTGGGCATTTGTTGGCATGGAAAGGCCCGATCCGGCGGACATGAAACACCGGATCGGGCGTGGCTGGAGGTTTAGCGGACCTGCTTGTACCCCGTGAGCGTCACGGAGATCGGGAATGCCGGCGAGTTGCCGCCGGCTACGTTGCCTTGGACGCGGATGTAACGCCGCAATACGCGAGTCGGGATGTCAACGCTGACGACCGTGCCCTGGTTCGACGCCGCGGTCAGCGAGTAACCGCTAACGTTTTCGTAGGTAGAGTCGTTGGCGCTGTCCTGAATGGTGAACGTGTACGTGCTGTTGGCATCGCCGGCTGTGATGTTTCCGGAAGCCTGGACGAGTCGCACGGCACCTTGGTAGTCCGTGATGTCGAGTCCGGTCCCGTTGACATTCGCCGTTCGGCTCGACGCCTTCAGCAGCTCGACCGTTGACAGTTGGTTGACTTGAGCAATGGCACCCATGGTAGTGGTTCCTTATTGGGTTGAAGTGTTTGTTAGGCCGCGGCGGTGTCAGTCGAGACCACGAAGGCCTCGGGGTATCGCACGGCGATGTCGACGTGAGTCGCAAAAAGAATCTCGATGATGCCGGTCTTCTTCTGCGTGTACGGATCGACGATGACATCGACCCCTTCCCAGTAGCCGAGCAGCATCTCGGAGAAGATGCCGCAGACAGACTTCTCGCTCGGCAGATGCTGGCTGACGATGCCGCGATAACCGGACGACACCATTCCGTTGTCGGCCGGACCCTCGAACAGTCGCTTCCCGCTGCCAGTGTCGATGAACTTGGAGGCCCACTTCGCCCAGGAAGCCGGAGAGATGACGTAGGTCGGGCTTCCGAGCGCGAGCGAGTTGTCGGTGAGCAGAGCGCCAATCTGTTCCACTGCCTTGTCGTGAGTCGCGGCCCCGCTGTAAGTCACGGTGTTGATCCCGGAGTTCGTGGTGTCGTAGCTGAACAAGCCTTTCGGCTCGCCAGCGGCACCAAGGCCCTGGAACGCCGCCTTGTCGATAGCCAGATTGATGCGCTTGTTAGCGTCCTCGCGGATCAGACCCTCGACATCCATCGAGGACTGGATCGCGAGCTGACGAGTCCAAGGCACGCTGACGGACAGTCGATGCGGTGCCAACTTGAGCTGGCCAAAAGTCAACTCAGAGTCGGTGACGGACGCCGTTTCGGCCAACCAGTAGGCCGTGGCGCCCCCGGTCTGGGTCGGAATCACCACATCACCCATCAGACCAGTGAGACGCCGCGCCCCGGCGCTTTCGACCACAGTAGGGTTGTCGAGCTTCTTGATGAACTCGGACCCCATGAAGTCTTCGTCGATGGTGTAACCACCGGCAGACCCAGTGGTGGCGTTGTTGGCGCGGGACTGGATGCCGAGCACGGCCAACGGCACCAGAACACCGTCGACCTTCCGTCCACCGCGGCCCTTAAACAACTCCTGCGCAACCTCTGCCTCGAAGCCCGAGATATGCCCGCGCTCCGACGTAAGGCCTGCGATGAGGTTCGACAGAGAGTAGCGTCGCTTGGCGCTTTTCTCCATCGTCTCAAGCGTCGGCGCCGTGCTCGTGACCTTTTGGGCTTTGAGCTTGGTGTCCAGCAACCAACTCCGGAAGGCATCCAGGGATGTGCCGTCGACGATGGCCTTCTCGGCGGCCTCGGAAACGTCGTGGAGACGACCGATGGCCGCGATTTCTCCGACTCGCTTGCGTTCCTCCGCGATGGCGCGCTTGGAGTGCTCAGCCAACACTTCCACCGACGGCGGAGCCTGAGGCTGGGAATCAGGCTTGTTGAGATTTCCACTCATACTCGTTTCGATTCTGACTTCGTACTCCCCGAGATCATTTTTACGTCCCACTCCCACCGTCGGGTCGGCAGGGACAGAGACGAGGGAAATCTCGTAAGGCTCCCAATCCACAACGCGCATCTCTTTCCGGGAGTTGCGGACGTTGCCAGGAGTCACACGATGGGTGCGGTAGCCGACGGATACGTTCCGGCGGATTCCATCCCTCACATCCTCGAGCGCCGCTTGCCCAGCCGCGCTCTTTGAAAATCGAACGACTGCGTATCCCTTACCTCCTCTGACCTCTGCTTTGTCGACGCAGCCTATCTGACGATCCATGTCGTGATTCTCAAGCAGAGCACCGCCAGTGTTCAGGCGTCCAAGACGGACGTTGCTGGGTTCGTGCTCAAGAATCTCGTCAACCATCTCTCCACCCCAAAACCGTTCAACGGGTTCGGTGGACGAGAAAGACAACTCACAAGTCCGCGAGTCTGCGTTCATCGACTCAACGCGGAATTGAAGCGTGCGATACTGGATAGGCAGTTTCACTCGTCGGTTTCGTTTTCGGGTTCTTCCGTTGGTTTCGCAACAGGCTCAGTTTCCGGTCGCTCTGGTTCAAACTTCTCTGCCGCTGCGATAATCTTCGAGATCGTTCCCTTATCGATGTCAGGAAACGCTATCTCGATCATTCCAATTGCGGATTCCTTGGGAAGCAATCCGTCTGCGACTGCCTGCACGATGGCTTGTAGCGCTTGAACCTGCGCACCGTTCAGCGCGGTTGTCTGAATGTCGTCAGTTGTTCCAGCGGCCTTGTTTGCTTTCTTCCCGTCCTCTTCAGAATCCATTTGAGCCTTGTCCTGCTGGCTCTGAGTAAACGGAGTGTTGACCACAAGAGGACTCCCGTTTGAGCCCATCAACTGAACTCCAGCTTCGTCCGCTGCGTCCTTTTCATTCTTCAGCCCTTCGAGAACGTTCTCGAATTCCTCACCATAGGATTCGGCAATGACGCTTGTGCGCGTCCTCAAACCGCCCTCGACAGCCTTCAGTGCCGCATTGATCTCCTTCTCTGGATCCACCCACGACCAACGCCGACCACACCAAGTGTCCGCGTAGAACTTCGGCAGCTTGATGATCGGAAGATTGATGGCGCCATAAGTCAGCGCCGACTTGAGCCATGCCCGGAAGATTGGCCGGCAGACCTTCTGCGCCATCCATTTCTGAATCTGGATCCACTCCTCACGCTCCTCCAAAACTCCTGCTCGAATGGATGAGAAGTTCACGCCCTCCAAGTCACTCGAAAGGGTGTTGTAGGAGATCCCAAGCCCTGTAGAAACGCCTCGGAGCGCGGCTTTCACGAAGTCTCCGAAGGCAGCGTTTGGGTGAGTCGGATCCCAAGGCACGAAATCCTCGCCGATTTCAAGTTCCTCGATGATGCCTGGCTCGACCTCAAGCTGTCTTTTGTTCTCGCTTTCGGTGTACGCGCCTCCATCCGGCAGCGATTTCTTGATGAACCCAGCCTTCGCAGCAGCCACGCGCGCGGCGACAAGCTCAGCCTCTTTGTACCCGCCGAGCATCTTGAGTTCCATCATGGCAGCGTGAAGCCATGGAACCCCTCGGTATTGGCTGGATCGTTCGGTGATGAACGAATGAACCATGCTGGGAGCCAGAACGACACGACGCCGGCCGGCGTTCTTCTTGAACGCTAGTTCGTTCTCCCCTGGATGATTTTCCAAGATGTGGTAAGCGAGCCTGCGGTCAAAGCTGTCGGTCTCCACCGACATCCTAATCTTCCGAGTCTCGTCAACGTCGCGGTTGTAGAGTTCGTCGAGATGATCCGCTTCGAGGAATCGAACGCCGAATCGGTACGGGTTCTGAGTGTCGATGAACTCGATCAGTCCCTCGCCGTCGATTGCCGTTCTGCCGAGTGCCAGGTCGAGGATTCCCTTCCAAGAAACCACTCCAGACACATCGCAGTAATTGTCGCACCAATCGCGCCAAGCAGTCTCGATGATCTCGTTGGCTCGCTTGTCCAGCTCTCCATTCGGATCCCTGGTCCGCATCTCCAGCTTGATCCCCTCCGCGCCGAGGACATTCCGCTTGAGCGCCTTGACGAACCCGCGAACGTAAACGTTGTCTTGCTCAAGCACACGAGACCGCGCGCGCATGACGCGGAGCCGATGCCCAAGTGACGCCGTGCTTGAGAGGATCGACGTTGGCCAATCCTCGGTAAGCCGGTTGACCTCGGACGCCGCAAAAGCCATGCCGCGGATCCGCATCGCTACCTTGTCGCGCTGAATCCTGCTCGGCTTGTGCCGAGAATATCCGAACTTGTTGGCGATGAAATCGAGAGCTTTCACGGTGCGGTGAACCTCACATAGATGTTACGGCTACCGCCCAAGCCCTTCGCCAATTTTTCAGCCTTCACCTCTCGTTGGTACGCCGACCAATACTGGTCCCGCAGGACTTTCAACCTTTCCAAAGGGATCAGGCTGATCGGGGTTCCACCAATTGAGTGTGATTCGATCCCGTCCGTTGCTCGCCCCTCAAGCGCAGCTTCGAGAAGGTCCAGCATCTTCTTGTTGTGGCTACGGAGATCGGTTGCCGCCGCTAGTGGATCGAAGTTCCGGACGACCTGCGTCGATCCTGAGTCGACCGTGTAACGCTCGCCGGCCTTGGTGACGTAGGCTTGGAAATACCATGGCCCAGCGTTCATGTTCGCGGTATTCGCAGCCGGTATCGTGACGAGGTACTGAGTTCCGCTCGTCGTAGCCGTAACGTCGACAGGAGCGCCGACATTCGAGACCCAGCTATAGGTCAAGGCCCATGACTCAGACACAGGGTAATCGTCAAATTCCTTCAGAAACTTGACCGTATCCCCAGCAATGATCTCGATCGGTGCTTGCTCCGGTATGTCGGCGGCCATTAGCCATCACCAACGCCGCCACGATCCCACAAACGAACTGCCGCGAAGCTTTCCGCGCCCCGGTTTGACGGGATTCGGTCTGGCTTCAATCGGTTCGCTGCGCGGTGCGGCATCGGCCTGGGCTTGAGTAGGCTGGCCTGCTCCACTTTTCGCAACCTGTCTGGCTTCCATTGCCGTCAGGTCGTAATTCCGGAGACCGAACGCCGCCGTCGCATAGACACGGCAATCCAACGCCTCATTGCGGGGCCGGGATTTCTCCCAGACATAGACCGTCTTGCCCTTGTTGTTCTTTGCAACCTTCCGCTCGGACGTAAGCTGCTGGAAATACTCCTCATCATAAGCCATCGGGAAATGCATGAAGCCAGTCCCGACTTCCTCGAGCTTCAGCCTGGAATAGATCAACTCCTTTGCTGAGTCCACGCCGACCGGCTGGATCAGGTTGCCAGTTACCTTGTGCTTCCAGAATCTACCGACGATCGGACGACCAAACCCAGAAACACCCTTGCACGCGAAAACGTTTCGCACCTGTCGAGGCTTGCAGAACTTGTAAACCGTGTCGGTGTCGTAGCCTGAGTCGATGAATGCCACCGTGATCCGCAGCTTCACGCCATCAGCCCTGGCCCATTCCTTGGTCAGCCACTTGTCCAGCTCGGCCCATGTTGCTGGATCCGCTGACATGCCAGGGATTCTGATGCGATTAATGCCCCATGACTCCTCTCCTTTACCCCAGCCAACACACTCCGCTTCCATCCACGTCTCCTGAACGTCGACACCGGCAGTCAACATGATGACTTGCTTCGGCACTTCGGCGCCACCGTAGTCCTCACGCCTCTTGTAGAGCGGCAACGCCTCGACCGTCTCGCCTTCCTCTTCCCAAGTCTCGGCGAGGAACGTGTTAACCCACATCTTGAGCGCGTGCGGCCCCTTCTTTTTTGCCGCGATGAAATCGGCCGCGAATTGATGGAGTCGATTCTTGAAGCCCTTCTTTGCCGGAAACGGAGTGTAGAGACCGCTGAGATGATACCCTCGCTTTCCGATGAATGGTGCTGTGGCTCGCCACTCACCAGACTTAATCATGACGCGGCGCTCGGCGTCCGTCAGATGCTCGCGGCACTTTTCGCACTCGTAATAGGCTTCCTCAGGCTTGTCCTTCGGCCATTGTACCTGTGCCCATTTCAACGTCTGTTTCTCTCCACACCTCGGACACGGCACAAACCAATAGCGTTTGTCGGACTCCTCAAATTCCTTCTCGATCCTCGAAGCTCGCTTGACGGTCGGAGTACTCGTCAACACAACGACCGCATTCCAAAAGCTCTCAGTCCGCTTGATGGCCAATGAGCAAGGATCTCCCTCGGTCCCTGCGCTGGCCGGATAACGGTCCACCTCATCAAGCAGCACGACTCGGCGAGGGCGGGATGCCAGCCCGCTCGGGGCGTTGGCGCCAACGAGAGCAAGTGAGCCACCTGGGAATCGCTTCATGTCCACCGTGTTTCCGGAATCCCTCGACCTCGGATCACGAACCAACTCGGCCAGGACCGGCGTGTCACGTATCATCGGGGCGATGCGCTCCTTCGAGTATTCTTCCACTCGATCAGTCGTCGGCTGCACCATCAGAATCGGGGCCGGATCGGAGTGAATGAAGTACCCGATCATGTTGTTGAGGATCTCAGACTTCCCAACCTGGGCGCCCCATTGAAGAACCGTCACCGACGAATCACGATCATGGATCGAGTCCATCGGCTCTGTCTGGTACGGTGCAAACTCGGTCCGATACTTGCCCGGCTTTGCCGATGACTCAGGCGACAGGTAGCGGTACTTGTCCGCCCACTGGCTAACGGTCAGCCTCGGTGGTGGCACCATCAGCCGCGCCAACCTCTGCGTCATCTCCGCCAGCGGGTGTGGCGCTTCGTTCGAGTAGCTTTCTGAGATGTGCAATGAGTTCATCTTTCTCGGCGTCCAGCAGTGACGATCCGAGGATGCCTTGGCGCAGCGCCGTGACGACACCGCCGGCCCATCGCTCGACATCCGTTATCAGGACCAGCTCACCGCGAGCCTTCGCCACCTCTACCTCGGCGAGATCAGCCTCGGCACAGAGCTTGCGCGCGCGGTCGTCGACTTGTTCGCCGGCTCCGCGCAACTGCTCATCCATCCATCTCACCAGAGGACCGAGATACACCCTGGACCCAACGAACGCGTCGCACCCATCCCGCTTCGCTCGCCGGATCGTTGACGACACGATGCCGGTCGCCCCAGCGCACGACGCCATGCTGTCGTAAATCGGCAGCGAGTCATCGCGTTTGTTTCTCATACTTTATCGCTAACGAATTCCAGCGCTGCATGGAACCACCCAACCCCAACCCCAACCCCAACCCCAACCCCAACCCCAACCCCAACCCCAACCCCAACCCCAACCCCAACCCCTTAAATTATTCAAATTTTTATAAAATCTCAAGTTACAA